CAAATATAATACCTTTTTCATTTAGAGGAGCACTTTTTTCAGGACAACATGATTTAGCTTCAGGTGGAAATACTTTTAAACTATCAATGTATACGGCTAACCCTTATACAACTTCAAGTACAGTTTATGTAGCAACTTATGAAGTAAGTACAGGTGGTAGTTCTAACTATTCTATTAAAACTTTAGCAAACCAAGCAGTGGCAAGTACAACGGCCGTCGCTTCAGTAGACTTTGACAACGTAACTTGGACTTCAGCAACTTTCACTGCAGCTTTTGCTGCAATTTATAATAGTACAACAGTTGATGGATTAGCAAATAGACTAGTAGTAGTTTTAGATTTTGGTGGCGACAAAACGGCAACAAATGGTGATTTCACTATCGCGTTCCCCGATGCAGCAACACCGGCTAATGCTATCATAAGTATGGCTTAAGGAAAAAATTATGGCTTTAGTTATAGACAACAGAGTAAAAGAAACAAGTACAACAGGTGGAACTGGCACATTAAATTTAGCTGGAGCACAAGTTGGCTTTACTACTTTTGTAGCAGGAATAGGAGATACTAATACAACGTATTATACTATTTTTGAACAAGGAACTGCGAACTATGAAATTGGAATAGGAACAGTTACAGACGCTGCTACAGATACTTTGGCTAGAACTACAGTATTAGATAATTCTTTAGGTACTACCGCAAAAATTAATTTTGGAGCAGGGAATACATTAGATGTATTCTGTACGTTACCAGCAAGTAAGGCAATTTATTTAGATGCTGACGGTATTCCCGTTGGTGCAGCGGGCGCAGGTTTTTCTGTTGCCATGTCGATCGCCCTTTAGCCATGATGAGAGAATTAATACAAAATTTAAAAGAAAAAAAATGTACAAATTGCAAAGATATGAAAGATTTAAATAAATTTTATTTTAGAATAAATAAAAAAACAAAAACAAAATACTATCAAGCTTCTTGTATGGACTGTCAAAATCTGTATGATTATAAAACAGACAAAAACCATAAACTTAAAAAAGCTTATGGTATTACGTTAGATGACTATAACAAATTATTATCTAAACAAAAAAATAAATGTTCTATTTGTAAAATTGATAATAATGGTAAATATAGAAACAAAACAAGAGCTTTTGCTGTAGATCACTGTCATAATACCAATAAAATTAGAGGTTTATTATGTAGTGATTGTAATGTTGCACTAGGTCTGTTAAAAGATAATACTAAATATTTAGAATCTGCTATTAAGTATTTAAACAAATTAAAAAACTAAAATATAAGGAAACAATATGGCACAAAATTTCGCATCAGCAACAGCTCAACTAGGAACAGGAACTACAGCATTGTATACTAATACAACTTCAAGTCCTACTTCAGCAGACGCTATTATAGGTATTAGAATTGCTAACATTTTAGCAACTGCAATTACGATTTCAGTTTGGTTATCTCCAACAGGAGCAGGAACAGTTTATATTGCAAAAGATTTAAGTATACCCCCTAACAGTTCAGTAGAATTAGTTCAAGGTGGAGCAAAATTTGTATTAAATGATACAGATGTATTAAATGCAAATTCAAGTGATGCTACGTCTTCCGATGTAGTAGTAAGTGTAGTTAAAGCAATAAGTACAACAAGTTAGGTTTTTATAAATGAGTTACTATAATGAAATATATATAGGTAATAAACCAGGTGCAGAGCAAATTTATACTCATGCGGAAGTTATTGATAATAAAAATATAGTTATAGAATCTGCGGTTCTCGCTGGACCAGTCACTTTCCCCAATGTAATCACAGTAACCGGAACGTTGGTAATTGTCTAATGAGCAAAATAGAAGTAAATGCAATTGAACCACAATGCGGAACTGATTTAACAGTTGGTGCAAGTGGTGATACTATTACTTTTCCAACTGGAACTACTGTTGTAAATAATGGTACGCAAACAGGATTCGGTAGAACAGGAACTGTAAATTGGGATACAACTCCAAAAACTGCAACTTTTTCAGCAGTAAATGGTAATGGATATTTTGTTAATACAACAGCAGGAGTAATAACAGTTAATCTACCAGCAGGTGTCGCAGGTAATATTATATCAGTAGCCGATTATGCAGCAACTTGGCAAACTAATAATGTCACAGTTACTCCAAATGGAACAGATAAAATTGGTTCAATAAATCAAAGTGCAACTTTAAGTACAGAAGGACAATCAGTAACTTTAGTTTATGTAGATGCTACACAAGGTTGGATTAACACAATGGATTCAACTTCTAATGTTAGAGGAATACCTCCCTATATAGCAGCAACAGGTGGTACAATAACAACCGTTTGTACAGATTATAAAGTCCACACATTCACAGGTCCAGGAACATTTACAGTTACAAATGCTGGAACTCCTTCAGGTTCAAATTCAATAGAATATTTAGTAATAGCGGGTGGAGCCGGTGGTGGCGGTGAAGAAGGTGGTGGTGGTGGAGCCGGTGGTTATAGAACTGCTAGTGGACTACCTGTTACAGCACAGGGCTATCCAATTGTGGTAGGTGGTGGTGGAGCGGGGATGACTTCTGCTTCCCCGGCAGCAAATGGGGTTGATTCAAGTGGATTTGCAATTACATCAACAGGTGGTGGATTTGGTGGAGGACAAACTGTTCCATATGTAGGTAGACCTGGTGGATCTGGTGGAGGAGGTCATGGTGATGGAGGTGGTTCTCCTCAAGTAGGTGGAACAGGTAATACTCCCCCCGTAAGTCCTTCTCAAGGTTTTGATGGTGGAGATGGTTCAGGAAGAACAGGAACAACAAATGAAGCTGGCGGTGGTGGTGGTGGAGCTGGAGCTATAGGTAGTAATGGTTCTCCTTCTCCTAATCCTGGAGGAACAGGTGGACCTGGTGGAGCAGGCGCAGTAAGTTCAATTAACGGAACACCAACAACTAGAGCTGGTGGTGGTGGTGGTGCAGCTGCAGCTTCGAGTGGAGTTATTGGAACAGGTGGATCAGGTGGTGGTGGAAATGGAACAAAAGATAATACAACAGCAGTAGCTGGAACAGTTAATACTGGAAGTGGCGGTGGTGGTGGTGGTGGAAACGGCGGAGCTCCTATAGCTTCTGGAGGTGCCGGCGGCTCTGGTATAGTAATAATAAGATACAAATTTCAATAATTATGACAAGTATAATAAAAGTAAACAACGTACAAAACACAGCAGCAGGTAAAAATATTATCAAAGAAGTTGGTAATACAGTTACTATTGGTGCGAGTGGAGATACAGTTGCTTTAGCAGCCGGCGCTTCGCAATCCGGTTTTGGTCAAACATATTCAGCGGTTAGTTGGGATACAACTGCAAAAACAACTACTGTTACAGGTGTAGCAGGAGTAGGTTATTTTATAAATACATCAGGCGGTGCAGTAACAGCTAACTTACCAGCGGGTGTAGCTGGAGATGTTATAGCTTTTGCAGATTATACAAGAACTTTTCAAACAAATAATTTAACAATAACACCTAATGGTTCAGAAAAAGTAGGTGGTGTAGCCGCTAATTTTGTAGCTCAAACTGAAGGTCAATCAATAACTTTAGTTTATGTAGATGCAACAGAAGGTTGGATAAATACAGCTGAATCAACAGGACAAGCAGGATTATTACCAGCTTTTGTTACAGCAACAGGTGGAACAATAACTTGTTCAGGAGATTATAAAATTCATACATTTACAGGTCCGGGAACTTTTACAGTTTGTTCTGTAGGTAATCGTTTAGGATCAGAAACAGTAGATTATATGGTAATAGCTGGTGGTGGTGGTGGTGGACCTTCATCAAGTTCTAATGGTGGTGGTGGTGGTGGAGCTGGTGGTTATAGAGAATCTTCAGGAAGTGCATCAGGTTCATATACCATTGGACTTCCTTCACAAAACTGTGCTGTATCAGCTTTAGCTGTTTCAGCTCAAGGCTATTCAATTATAGTAGGAGGCGGAGGTTCAATAAATACAAATGGTGTAAATTCAGTTTTTAGTACAATAACAAGTACTGGTGGTGGTGCAGGTGGTAGTGGACCAGGAGATGCTGGAAATTCAGGAGGTTCTGGTGGTGGACCTGGAAAAGCAAATCCTTTATCTGGCGGAGCAGGTAATACTCCTCCAGTTAGTCCCTCTCAAGGAAATAATGGTGGAAATAATCCGGGAAGTCCAAATGAATCAAGTCCACAAGTTGGAACAGGTGGTGGTGGAGCAGGTTCAGCAGCTGCAGGCGTTGTTAGTAATACTAGAGGTGGAGCTGGTGCTGTTGGTGCAACTTCATCTATAACAGCTTCACCAGTTAAAAGAGCAGGCGGTGGTGGAGGTGGTGGAGCTGATCCAGGTGGTGGAGGTGGAATATTTCCTCTTTGTGTATCAGGAGCTCCTTCACTTCTTTGTAGAACTGCACAATATGGTTCAGGTAGTGGAGGTATAACTGCTGGTGGTCAAGGTGGTAGTGGAACAGCTAATACTGGTGGAGGAGCTGGTGGCGGTGGTAACAACGGAGATGATGGTGGAACTGGTGGTTCAGGAGTAGTTATTATAAGGTACAAATTTCAATAGGAAAAAATTATGAGTGAAATAAAAGTAAATAAATTAACCCCGCGAACCGCGTGTGGTACAACGACATTAGGGGACAGTGGTGATACATTCACAATTCCCGCAGGTGTAACAATCACGAACAGTGGTACGGCGGCCGGGTTCGGCGCAACCGGTGCAGTGTCTTGGGATACAACTGCAAAGACTGGAGATTTTACAGCAGTAAGTGGTGTAGGTTATTTTGTAAATACAACAAGTGGAGCAATTACAGTAACACTACCAGCGTCACCTAGTGCTGGAGATGTGGTTGCAGTTTCAGATTATGCAGGTACAGCAGATTCAAATAATATTACAATTGGCAGAAACAGTTCAAACATTAACGGAGCAGCGGCAGATTTAACTATTGCACAAGAAAATTCAGCAGTAACTTTAGTATATGTAGATGGAACACAAGGTTGGAAAGCAACAGATACATCTTCTTTAAGTGATATTGAATTAGAACCTGCGTATGTTACAGCAACAGGTGGAACACCAACAACTAGTGGTGATTATAAAATTCATACATTTACAGGATCAGGAACTTTTACAGTTTCAGCAATAGGTAATCCATTAGGTTCAACAACAATTGAATATTTAGTAGTAGCTGGTGGTGGAGCAGGTGGAAGAGATCAAGCAGGTGGTGGTGGAGCAGGTGGTTTAAGAAATAATTTTCCAAGTCCTGCAACTGGAGGACTAGCAGTAACTGCAACAGGATATCCAGTAACAATAGGTGGAGGTGGACCAAGACCTGGTACTAATGGAACATCTGGTGAAAAAGGTTCATCAACAAGTTTTGTAGGTTCAACAACAATTACATCGGCTGGAGGTGGAGGTGGAAGTGGAAATGGTACTCCAGGAGTTTGTACTACAGGTGGATCTGGTGGTGGTGGAGATAGTAATACAGCAGGTGGAGCAGGTAATACACCTCCAGTTAGTCCACCTCAAGGAACAAATGGTGGAACTAGTTCAGGTCCTAATGGAGCTGGTGGTGGAGGTGGGGCTTCAGTTGCTGGCGAATCTGTTCCCGGCGGTCCTGCTGCAGGAAATGGAGGAAATGGTACTGGTTTTCCAACTGCATTTGTAGGTACAAATGGTCAACCTTCAGGTGGTTTACAATATTTTTCAGGTGGTGGTGGAGGTGCAGCTCACGCTGGAGGAAGTCACGGCACAGGTGGTTTAGGTGGTGGTGGTCAAGGTGGTGCAACATCACCTTCTCAACCCACAGGAGCTGGAACAGCCAATACTGGTGGTGCAGGTGGAGGTTGTGGTAATAATATCTTTACTTGTGGCTCTGGCGGTTCAGGAATTGTTATAATAAGATACAAATTCCAAAATTAATATGGTATTTACAACAAACAATAAATAAGATATAAGGAGAATAATTATGGCACATTTTGCAAAACTAGGATCTAACAGTAAAGTTATTCAAGTATTAACTTTGAATAATGGTGATATGCTGAACGCGGACGGCGTTGAGGATGAATCTGTAGGTCAACAATATTTAGAAACTCACAACAACTGGCCAGCACAGATGTGGATTCAAACATCTTACAATACATCTGGTGGAACTCATAGAAATGGTGGAACACCTTTTAGAGGAAATTACGCAGGTATAGGTTATACTTGGGACGAAGATGATAATATCTTTTGGCCTAAAAAACCTCATGCATCTTGGGTAAAACATAATGCATCAGCTTCTTGGAAATCACCAATCGGTGATGCACCAGCATTAACAGAAGAACAGACTTCACAAAATGAAGCAGACACTCATATGTGGTCTTACAATTGGAATGAAACTAATACAACTTGGGACTTGACAGACAGCAAAGCATAAATTAAAAATGGTGGTGGTATGCAGAGACAAGTATTAACAGAACAGAGTTTATTTTACGGCGACATTGATATGCCGAAAGGTTTTGAAATAGACCAAGAAAAACTTACCAACGATATTTTACAATCAACTTTTAACGCTAAAGAATTTCCATTCTCAAGAACTTGGGATATGTTAAACACATATATGAGAGACTTTATTGGTCTTGAACATGGTATCAATTTAGTTAACAAATCAACTTGGGGAAATATCTATAAACCCAATGAGACAACAATTCCTTTATTAAATATTGATCCGGTGGATCTACGTAACTCTCCAGACTTTACTATGCTTTACGGCGTTAAAGTTAAAGATTGTTTTGTTAGAATACATTATGAAGATAACAGACGTAAAGGAAGAAGTTGGGATATAGAACTTAAAAATAATATGTTCATAATGTTTCCATCAACGAATATGTATTACATAACTAATAATCAGAAAGATAGTTTGAATTTTGTACAAACTATAACTTATGAATATATCTAATTATTACTGGTATTTTAAATCAGCGATACCTCCAAAAATCTGTGATGACATTATAAAACATGGATTAACACAAGCAGAAACCATGGCACGAACAGGTGGATACGGTGATAAAGAATTAACTAAAGATCAAGTTAGAGATATGAAAAGAAAAAGAAACTCTGATTTAGTTTGGTTAAATGATACTTGGATTTTTAAAGAATTACATCCTTACATACATGAAGCTAATAAAAATGCAGGATGGAATTTTGAATGGGATAGAAGTGAATCTTGTCAGTTTACAAAATATAAACTCCAGCAGTTTTACGATTGGCACCAGGACAGCTGGGATAAGCCTTATAAAAAAGAAGGTCCAGACAATGGTAAAGTTCGAAAGCTATCTATGACTTGTCAATTAACCGATGGTTCAGAATATGAAGGTGGAGAACTAGAATTTGATTTTAGAAACTATGATCCGCATATGAGAGAAGAAGCTAAACATTTGAAACAAGCAAAAGAAATATTACCTAAAGGATCTATCATTGTGTTTCCATCATTTGTATGGCACCGTGTAAAACCTGTAACTAAAGGAACGAGGTATTCATTGGTGATGTGGAACCTAGGATACCCATTTAAATAATATGCCTTATAAAAATAAACAAGATAAAATAGATTATTTGGAAAAAAATAAAGATAAATTACGTGAAAAATCTAGACAATATTATTTAAATAATATTGAAAAATTTAAAGAAAAAGAAAGACATTATAGAACTAATTCAAAAAGAATAGCCTATAGAATAAAATATAGAGAAGAAAACAAAGATAAGGCTAAAGACTATAAACTAAAAAAAACTTATGGAATATCTTTAAATGATTACAAAAAAATGTTAAAAAAACAAAATTACAAATGTGTACTTTGCAATGAGAAAAAGAAATTATATGTTGACCACGACCATAGTACAGGTGCTGTTAGAGAATTACTTTGCTCTACTTGCAACATAAAATTAGGTTTTTATGAAAAATCTAACAAAATAACATTTGAAATGTATATTAAAAAACACAAAAAAAGAAAGGATGTAAATTAATAATGTATATAAATAATTATTTCAACACAACTATCTGGTCAGAACAAAAACCAGAATTTGTAAAGTCATTAAACAAAGCATCTAATAAATATATCAAAGATGCAAGAACAAGAGAGAAAGCTTTTATTAAAGAGCACGGTGATTTTGGAAGATCGTATCACTCAACACCTCTAACTGCTGATAATGATTTTTTAGATTTTAGAAATTATATTGGTCAAAAATCTTGGGAGTATTTAGATCATCAAGGTTTTGATATGCAGCAATACACAACTATGTTTAGTGAGATGTGGGTACAAGAGTTTGCAAAAAAGGGAGGTGGTAATCATTCAGCGCACGTCCATTGGAATCAACACGTATCAGGTTTTTACTTTTTAAAGTGTAGTGATAAAACATCTATGCCCGTTTTTCATGAACCGCGGACCGGGGCTAGATCTACTAAATTAAAAATGAAAGATCAAAAAGGTGTGTTAGCTGGATCAGAATTGATTCACTTTAAACCTACACCTGGAACGTTAATTATATTTCCAGGATATTTAGAACACGAGTTTAGTGTAGACTTTGGAATAGAACCTTTTAGATTTATACATTGGAATATCCAAGCAGTACCGAAAGAGATGGCTAAAGATGTCGTTTAAAAAAAATAAATACGTAATTATAAAACAAGCAATAGATAAAGATTTAGCTTTATTCTTGTACAATTACTTTCATATGAAAAGACAGGTGTTAGATACCTGTCGTAATGCTAGATTTATATCTCCTTATGAAACATTATTAGGTGAGTATGAAGGAGCTGATAGTCAGATCCCACACACCTATTCAAACTATTCAGATATTGCTATGGAAACTTTAATGTTGAAGTGTCAACCTATTATGGAAAAGACTACAGGATTAAAACTATATCCATCTTATACTTATGCAAGAATTTATAAAAAAGGTGATCAATTAAAAAGACATAAAGATAGATTCAGTTGTGAAATATCTACTACTATGAATTTGGGTGGTGATGATTGGACTATTTATTTAGAGCCATCAGGAGAAGTTGGTAAAAAAGGTATTAAAGTAAATTTAAAACCAGGAGATATGTTAGTCTATTCTGGTTGTGAACTAGAGCATTGGCGAGAAAAGTTTAAAGGTAAAGACTGTGCTCAAGTATTTCTTCATTATAACAACAGAAAAACTCCAGGGTCTAAAGATAATATGTTTGATAAGCGTCCACATTTAGGTCTTCCAAGTTGGTTTAAACGATGATATAACCCTATGATGAAGGCAGTACTCCACCATACCTACTGCCTTCTTTATAAGGATTTTATTTTATGCTAGGATTTGGATCATTTGCAGAATTACCATGGGCTACTTCAGGACCTGATACAGGTGTTTTAGTTACTGCTACTGGTAATACATTAAACATTACTATTGGTAGTATAGGAATTATAGCAACTGCTGTAGTTGAAGATCCGGACCCAAATAGACTAACTTTAGGGTTAGGTACTTTAACTGTTACAGGTAATGCTAGTTATACCTTACTTAAAAATGAACTATCTTTAGGGATAGGAACTATAGTAGTGACTGCTGGAGCAACAGTAAATCCAACTAATAACACATTGACCTTGGCAACAGGAAATGTTACTATATCAGGTAAAGCATTAGTAAATCCTGACGGAAGTGCTTTAGTTTTAAACACTAATGAGCCAGGAATTATTACGTGGAACGATATAATACCAGGAGCAACAATGGTTTGGACACCAATTAAACCTTATTAAAAAATTATGGCATCATCCTACTCATCCGATCTATCATTAGAACTTATCACAACCGGCGAAAAAGCAGGTTTGTGGGGAACAATTACTAATACTAATTTACAAATTTTACAACAAGCAGCATCCGGTTATGTCGCAGTACCTATGACAAGTGGTTCAGATGTTACTTTAAGTTTAGCGGATGGATCAGATACTGCTAACGGTAAAAATCTATATTTAAAATTAACAGGTACAATGACTGCAAGTATTAGTTTAATTATACCAGCGGCTACAACAGGTGGTACAGCAACAAGAACTTATATTATTGAAGATACAACAGACAGAACAACTGCTAACAACTATACTATAAATATTAAAACAGCAGGATCATCTACTCCTGTACCTTTACCCGAAGGTGCAAATATAATTGTTAGATCTGATGGAACAGATACAGTTCTTGCTTTTATTAAACCAGGAATTAAAAATATTACCGCTGCAACTATAACAGCTTATACTTCAGTTAACGGTGATCAAGTTGTGGTAGACACACAAGCAAATCCAGTTACTATTACTTTACCTGCAACTCCTAGTATTACTAATGAAGTAACAATTATGGATGGTTCAGCTACAAATGGTTTTGCAACTAATAATGTAACTGTTGATAGAAATGGTTCTAATATAAACGGCGCGGCTACAAACTATGTATTAAATGTAAACAACCAATGTGTAACATTTATATATGCTAACGCCACTAAAGGTTGGTTATTAAAATCAACTAATCAATAGGAGCCATAGATGCTCACTGAAATTAAATTTGCACCCGGAGTAGATAAACAAGATACAAGTGTTGGGGCCCAAGGTCGTTGGGTAGATTCCGATAATGTAAGATGGAGATATGGACTTCCTGAAAAAGTAGGAGGTTGGCAATCATTACTCACAGAATCTTTAGTAGGGGTAACTAGAAAAATGCATGCCTTTGTAGATAACGATGGCAATAGATATGTGGCTTTAGGAACAGATAAGTTTTTAATTATTTATTTTGAAGGACAATTTTTTGATGTCACTCCATTAAAAACAACTCTTGCAGCTGCAACATTTTCAACAACTTCCGGCTCTCCTATTTGTACTTTTACAACAGGATCAAATCATGGACTATCAATAGGTGATATTGTTTTATTAGATGCAGTTACTGTACCTGTAGGTACAGGTTATGTAGACGCTGATTTTGAAGATAAACTATTTCAAGTAATTACAGTTCCAAGTCTTACAACTTTTACCATCAACCAATCTTCTAACGCAACAGCAACAGTTGCTACCGGTGGAAGTGTGGGAGTAACTCCTTATGAAACTGTTGGTCCTGCTGCACAAACTTACGGTTATGGTTGGGGTGTTGGAACATGGGGTGGTGTTGCTTGGGGTGAAGCAGTGTTGGCATCTAGTATAACACTAGAACCGGGACTTTGGTCTTTAAGTAATTTTGGTGAAGTACTTGTTGCAACGATTGCTAATGGAAAAACATTTACTTGGAATTCAGGAGACGCGGCGCGATTAACAGTAAGAGCTTCAACAGCAACTTCAGGGTTTGTAACAACTAATAACCCAACAGCGACTAGGGATACTTTAATTTCTCCAACTACACGTCACTTAATTCACTTTGGAACAGAAACAACTATCGGCGATCCGACTACACAAGATGATATGTTTATTAGATTTTCAGTTAACGAACAAATAAATGTTTATGATGTATTAGCAACTAACACAGCCGGTACTTTTAGATTACAAGATGGTACTAAAATTGTGGGAGCTATTAAAGCTAAAGAAAATATTTTAGTGTGGACCGATAATGCTTTGTACACAATGAAATTTGTTGGAGCACCTTTTACATTTGGTTTTGAACAGGTGGGCACGAACTGCGGATTGATTGGTAAGAATGCAGCAATTGAAATTGATGGGGTGGCTTATTGGATGTCTAGTAATGGTTTCTTTTCTTTTGATGGTACGGTTAATACTTTACCTTGTTCAGTGGAAGATTATGTTTATGATGACTTTGATACAACTAAAGGTCAACAAGTAAATGCAGGAATCAATAACTTGCATACGGAAGTAACTTGGTGGTATCCATCACTAGGATCAGAATTTAATAATAGATATGTAGTATTTAACTATGGACAAAATAATGCTCAAGTACCTATGGGTAATTGGTATACAGGAGTTAATACTAATTCTATAAGAACAACTTGGATTGATTCATTAGTATACCCTCAACCTTATGCAACTGCATATAATAGTTCTAATACTGGAAGTTTTCCAGTTATCATAGGTGAGACTGGTTTAGGACAAAGTGTATTCTTCGAACAAGAAGTAGGAACAGATCAAGTAAACCCAGATGGTACTACAACTACCTTAACTTCTTTTGTACAATCTTTTGACTTCTCTTTACAAGCACAACAAAGTGAGGTATTTCTAGCTATGAGAAGATTTTTACCTAACTTTAAAAATTTAGTAGGAAGTAGTAATGTAACTATATCTGTTTCTGATTATCCTGCTGACAATGCAACAGCTACAACTTTAAGTCCTTTTGTAATTACTTCAAGTACCACTAAAGTAGATACTAGAGCTAGAGGAAGATATGCAAATATTAAAGTAGAGAATATAGGTAGTGGTCAATCATGGAGATTTGGAACATTCCAAGTAGATCTTCAACCAGATGGGAGAAGGTAATGCCTGTAGAAAATATAATTAATAGTTTAATAACACCTAAAAATATACGTAGTGGGGTAAATCTTTTACAAAATAATAAAGGAATTATAGATACATTAACAGGAATACCTATAGGTCCTGCGTCAGGTAGGGCTTATGTTAGAAATCTTTCTGGTTCAACAACTCCTATAGATGAAAGTTTTTTTAATAACTCTCAATTAGGGGAAATTAAAAATCGAACCGCATCGGCGATGGCTGATAAAAGTATGAAATATAATGTGGACAATCAAAGTATTCCAGTGAGAAAACCTTATGATAATTTTAACACAAGAAATAATGTGGTAGACTATACTTTAAGTACTCCCATCTCTATGTCTGGAATTTTTTCTAACCCAATTACAGATATTGATGCAACCATGGGTAAATTTACATATAATCAAAACCAAGATGGTACTGTATCTGCAATAGATAAACATGATTTTGATAGTTTTGGTGGAGGAGATGAAGCAACATATGGTGGAAAAATGGATATGTCTGGGCAACCTTATTCTACTGAAAAAGGATTACCTTTTTTAGAACCACAGTTATATGAAGGAATAACATATCAAGGAGAAGAAATTGTACCTGATACATATGAGACACAGACGGATACTTCATATGAAAATAGAGATGATGTTTTGAAGAGAGCGACCGATAATTTTAAAGCAGGTTTAATATCTTCTTCCAAACTTGCTAGAATTGTAGGGGGTCAAGAAGGTTTGACAGGAGATGATGTAAATCAACCCTATTATAAAGATATCAATTTTATGAGAGATGACTGGACTAGATCTGGAATACCAATGAATATAAATCTAGGAAGAATATCTCAATTAGATAAATTAAGATCAAACAGAAGTTTTTCTAATTATATATATAATAATCAAAATATTCCTTCTCAAATTAGAAAAAATGCAAGACCTTTCGCAGATATAAATACTACACCAATACACCAAATGCCCCAAGGATCACCTTCACAAATAAATACAGGTGGAGGTAGAGATTCTAGTCAAGGAAATACTCAAACAGGTTTTGGGAGAAGTGGAATGGGTAGAGATCCCAATGATAGAATGGCTATGGGTGGGCTTATAGATTTATATAGAAATGGAGGGTTTATCTAATGACAAAAATTGTAGTAAGATTACCTGAACCTAAAAAAGAATATACGGAAGATAATCAAAGACAAATTAATAGAGCGTTGTCCACAGTAGTTGAACAATTAAACTCTACATTTTTAACACAGTTAAAAGAAAACTCGGAAAGGTTTACGTGGTTTAATGGCTAATATATATAAAAAAGTAAATACAGATTTAATAACTGCTACTGAACAAGATGTTTATACAGTTCCAAATAACGCAAGATCCTTAATTAAATCAATTCATATTTATAATGAGGGTGCAGGTTCTGCAGTAGTAACTATTAAAATTACATCAGGGGGTGTGGATTATTTCTATGATAAACAAACTATAGCCGCAGATGCTCAACATGAATTTATTGTTAATATACTAATTTTAGAAGAAGATGATATATTGAAAATGCTATCAGATATCACAGGACCAGACATAACAATTAGCATATTAGAAACCAGTAGAGAGGATAGATAATGTTTGTAGAACAAGAAGCAAGTGTAAGATATGAGACAATCGACGGTAAAAAGGTCCCGGTTATCACACCAAGAGTAGAGATAACTTTAAAGAATTTAGAGACAGGTCAAGAGTATAACTCTGACGCCGAAGCGATGAGCGATGTACAAAATGTAAGTACATCTACTAAACCAGAACATATATCTAGAAGTGTACATATAGTAGTAGAAGGCCTTGATTTAGGTGCTAATACTAATTTATTCTAGATTGACTAAAGGTGAAAAGTCTAGTAAATTGGTATACAATAGCATATATACAAGTCTTGCAAACTTGCTTTTCAACAAATAAACTATAAAAAATTATGGGATTCTTAAGTAAAATATTTAAACCAGTTTCAAAGGTACTAGATAAAATAATACCTAATGAAATTAAACCTGCTTTACCTTATCTAGCAGCGTTTGCTCCTATGTTGGCACCTGGAATAATGGGTAGCTCAATGTTATCAAGAGGTTTAATGTCAGGTGGTTTAAATATTGGAGCTCAATTAGCACAAGAAGGCAATGAAGGTGAGGTCAATGCATTATCTGCTTTAATGGCAAGTGGTATTGGAGCTTTAAGTGCACCGGGATCAACAGGTGGGAGAACTCTTCCGGATGGAAGTGGAGGAAGTTATTCGCAAGTTATGGGTGGAGATAAATTAGCTAGTGTTGGAACCCCTAGTGCAGGTGAATACTTAAGAGGTGTGTCTGATACAGGTAGTTTTGCAGATAAAGGTTTAGAATTTTTAGGTGAAGGTGCAGATAAATTATCTGCTTTAAATGCAGCAGGTGCTGCAGACCCATTTAGTACAGCTGGTTTAAAAGCAGCAGCACTTCCCTTTTCACAAGCTACAGGAGATTTAGCCTACGCAGATGCTCAAAGAGCTTTAAGAGATTATGAAGATTCACAAAACGCAGATTCGGGATACGCTGAAGGTGATCAAAATAGAGGACTTGCTGTTAGAAGAGCTATGGAAAGAGGTGGCCATGAAGAACAAACTATTCAAGATATGTTAGAGTCATTAGGTTATGAAGATCCAGATCCACAACCTTTAGCTTATGGTGGAAGAGTTAATGCAATGGGTGGTGGTATTATGTCTAATCAAAGAATGAATTTTAGAGGTGGTGGAATGAGTTATATGCCAACAGAATCTCGTATGATGGGTAACCCTGCAGTTATGGAAACAATACAAGCCGGTGATGATATGAGAGAATTTAGAATTATGAATCCAAACATGGAAGATGTTGCAGACTATAGTATAGAGTTTAAAGAAGAAGTTAAAGAACCAGATTTTGGTGGTATAAAAGAAGCTATTGAAAATGTAGATATAAAAGAAAAAGAAGAAAATTTAGAGGATATAAAAGATTTAATGGCATATGAACCGGGAGAAGCTACAACAGGAGATTTATATGATATGAAAAATCCTGATTACGATGGTATTAATCCAAAAGTTATTAGGGAATTTATAGAAGAGGGAATTCCATTGGGATATACTTCTCCTGAAGAATACTTTGATGATTTTTATGGAATAGGAAGTTTAAAAAAAGATAAACCTCAAAAAAAAATGATGGCTAAAGAGGGTGGTATAATGAATGGTTACAATATGGGTGGAAGTGTGTTACCTCAAGATATGGAAATGGATTACAGAGGTGGAGGATTTATTCCTATGGGCTCTAAAGAGAGAGCAGATGATGTCCCCGCAAGAGTAAGTAAAAATGAATTTGTAATGACTGCAGATGCAGTGAGAGCCGCGGGCGGCGGAAGTGTAAACCAAGGAGCAAAACGAATGTATGAATTAATGAATAACCTAGAGGCAAGAATATAATGGCATCAGAATTTGACACCATATCGACACAGATAACTAAACCTTCTCCGGTAATAGAAGGTTCATTAAGTAATTTTTTACCATTTATTGACATGCTTTCCAAAGGAGCGGTCGACTCTTCTTTTTCAGGTATCAATACAGCTAACTACGATCCAAAAGTTGCAGCACAAAATGCACTACAGACAGGTGCCGTATCAGCTGCAGGTGGTTTAGGAAGTTTAACAGGTACTGGAGCAGGTACAGGTCAAGGTTCAATTCAATCTTACATGTCGCCTTATCAACAACAGGTAATGGATGCATCACTATCTGAATTTGATAGAAACGCAGCTGTACAACAAACAGGTTTAAGAGACCAGGCTATTCAATCGGGAGCTTATGGTGGTGGTAGAGAAGGTATTATGCAAGCTGAAACAATGAGAGGCAACAACATGGGTAGAGCACAACTTCAAGCAGGAATGTTAAATGATGCATTTATGCAAGCTCAACAAGCAAGAGGATTAGATTTACAAGCACAACAAGGTTTAGGACAATATCAACAAGCAATGGGTCAATCGCAACAAGGGTACCAGCAAGCTATTTTAGATGCTAATCAAATTGCAGCGAGAGAAAAAGAGTTTGCACCATTCACACAATTAGGTTTAGTTGGTCAACAACTGGCTCAAATACAACCAGGAGCCTTCCCTACTCAAACAGTAGGTTACGCACCACCAGCAGCACCGGCTAGTCCGATGTCACAGTTTCTAGGAGCGGGAGCAGGTGGAGCAGGTATTATGGGTAAACTAGGACTATTCGGATAATGAGTAAAATTTTAAGACGACCAATGTTTAGAGGGGGTGGTAAAGTTTCTAGTTATGGAAATGGTATTACTTCACCATTAGTACCCGGTTATGCCGGTGGTGGAAGTATTAATACACCAAGAAGAGGTTTAGTATCTTTAGCAGGAGGCTACGCAGGAATGGGACAACCTCTTTATAATAATCCACAATTATTTTCAATAGATGATGTATTAGCACAAACAGGTCAAGCCATGACAGGTCAAGCCATTATGAATTATGCTAATAAAAATAATATGTCTATGAAACCAAATGTAGGAGATGAATTTAAAATAAATGAAATGACTACTTTCTATCCAGATGGAGATACAAAAGTTGAAATAGGAGAAGGAGAAAATATTCAAGAAATAGATTTTAAAGATATAGAAAAATATACCGGAGAAAAACCTGAAGTTATAAAACCATATCCAGGATCAGACGATACTCAAGGAACGTTACCTGAACTATTAGAAAAAGTAACTATGACTGATAAAAAAGATTCATTAGGTAATGAAATTTATACAGGGAACCAAGGAGATCTTACTTCAAAAATAGATACTTCTTTAGCTAATGGTGTTTTAGAAAAACAAAATAAAGTTTCAGATGATTCAGAATTAACTTTAGAAGAAATTAAAGACTCATTGGGTGGAGGTAAGGCATTTGGCAGAGATGCAACGGATATGTTATTGAGATTTTCTGGAGCAGAAGGTGATACTGTAGCAGAGAAATTTAAAAACTATGCTGCACTAGAGTCTAAAGCAGGTCCTAGTAGAACTGAAACAATTGATCAAGCAGCAGCTACGTTTATGCTTAAAGATAAATTACAAACTAAAAGAGATAAAGCTAAAGTTGATATGATGAGAGCAGATGTAGATTATAAAATTTCTGCTGGAAAAGAATTAAATATATCCGAAAGTATTTTTGAAGCTACTAAAAATGGACAAACAACAGATAAAAAATTAGCAATAGGGATTCAAAGAGCAACTTCTCCAACAACTGGAAAAAGATATAACTTTTTTGGTACTTTAAAAGCAGAAGATTTAAAGGAAGTATTGTCTTCAGGACAACTAAAAGCAGGGGATACTTTAATTGTAAAACAAACTATTAAAGATGAAGATTCAGGAATAGACAAAGTAATTAAAAAAATTATAGAAATACAACCAAACGGTTCCGGATTAGAAATTTTTAACCTTTAGGAGAATAAATGGCTGATTATAGCGATAACGTTAACGCATTATTTCCTGGTCTTAATTCTACAACTACTAGTTCAAAAAAGAATACTGCTCAATTATTTGGAAAAGAAGTAGGGGTTAGTAGTTTAGGTTCATTTTTTGCAGGTATAGGCTCTGGTCTTTTTAAAATACCAGAAGGATTTGTGTCGCTAGGTGCTAACTTAATAGACCTAGGTGCAGATACAAACACGGCTCAAGAAGTAGAAGAATTTTTTGCTAAAATAAATCCATTTGATGAGTATGCTGAAGCAACTGCTGCAGGTAGAATTAGTGAAATACTTACAAACATTGCGGTGCCTGTTGGTATAGCTGGTAGTGTTGCTAGTAAATTAAGCAAGGGAGCATTGGCTGCTAAAAAATCTGGAAATTATTTTAAAGTATTAGATGATGATGGAGTTCCTGTTTTAGAAGCTTTAAAAAAAGGACAAAAAATAAAATCAGTAGATAGACTAGCAAAGTTAAATAGAAAAGGACAAGCTGCTCAATTAGGTATTACAGGTTTAGCATCAGGTGCTGCCGAAGCTGCCTTTGTAGATGATCCAGAAGATGTAGGAACATTTGGAGATTTGTTTGGTGGAGGACCAACTGAACTAGAAAGAGGGAATGATTATGATCCTGAAAGAGAATTATATAATAGATTAAAATTAGGAATAGAAGGAGCAGCATTTACAGGAATTATAAGTACAGCTGGAAAAGGAGTTAAACAATTAGCAGATGCTACCAAAGCAGGTAGGGTTGCACAAACTAAAACAGGTAGAGCATTGGATTGGTTTTCCGAAAAGTTAAGACCACGTAGTGCAAAAAATAAACAATATTTTGAAAACGAAATGAGCTACAAAGGAAAATTAGGAGGAGATCAAAATTTTGTAGAGAATCTTGCTTTTCAATTAGATGATCAATTAGATTCAGTTATGCCCACCTTAAATAGATGGTTTGGAGATAGAGGAACTGTAGCTAAAACAAAATTACTTCAACAAGCTAAAAAAACAATTCTATCTAATTTAGATCCTGAAAATATAAAATTTGGTACAATAGATAGACGTAATTTAAAAACTGGTGAGTTTATGAAAGACAAAGAAAAATTTGATCTTTTAAAAGAAAGATTTATAAAACAAGGTATGTCTCCTAAAGAAGCAACAGCCAAAGCATTAAAAGAAGCTCCTAATGAACAACAATTAAAAGTTCTTATGCCTGCAATTAATATTAGAGAAGCTAAAATATTAGATGATATGTTAAGATCCACTTCAAAAGAATTTGGTAAAGATTTAGATCCTAAATTATTAAGTCAAAAAAATCCTGCTAACTTTAAAAGAGATATAAAAAAAGCAGACATATTAAGTAAGCAAGAAAGACAAGGAGTTATTGGAACTTTAAATGACATGAGACAAACATGGGGTGATCTACTTGCTATCGAAGGAAGGTCTTTAGATACTTCTAAAGGTGTAAAAATTAAAGGAGGTAAACCAGTTCCAACAGGTAAATCTACTTTTGATAGGTGGAAAGAAATAATGCCTAAAATGATTACTGATCGTTTAGATACAGGATATTTAGTATTTAAAAATAATTCTCTTCGACTGGCTGATAATGTAGCTCCCGCTAAAGAATTAATGAAAAAAGAAGAAACAAGTATTAAAAAAATTGCTGAAGGTTTAGGTGTTAAAATAGGTAACAGTGAGGCTAAAAAAATTGTTAATGATATTGTTGCAACTGCGAGACTAGATAAAAAAATTCCTTTATTAGAAAAAGGTAGTGTGTTATTTAAAATTCCAAATTATTTTGTAGATAAATCTTTTGCATCCTACGCGGCTAAATTTCCTAACAAACAATTAATTCAATTAACAGATGAAACTCAAGCAGTTGCTAATAGATTATTAGGTAAAGATGAAAGTGTTATGTCTGTTATATTAAATGGAAGTAGTATGTTGTCTACGGTAGTTAGAAGAGATGATTTTTATAGAACTTTATTAAATAATTCTAATGATATTAAAGTAGCCAGAGGTGCAAGAATAGAAGAATTAGTAAAACAAGGAATGTCTAGAGAAGAAGCATCCGCTAAAGCTCCTATCCAAACTTTTTTTGATACTGAAGAAGAATTAATAAAAGCAACCGGTGCAAAAGCTGGAGACTACAGAAAAATTGCAACAGTATCTGCAAGAGGAGAAGAAGGTTTAGAACAAATTAATCCACTCGTGGATAGAAATAAAACAAGAACTTTATTAAAAGGAGAAATAGATCCCAAGACAGGAGAAAATATTTGGGCAGAAGAAGCTAATCAAGTTTTAAGAAAACCTAGTTTCAAAGAAATGTACGATCAATACACTTCAGGAGTTGGAGTAAATCCAGGAGAAACATTTGAAGCTTATCAAAAAAGGGCTAACAAAGAATTTTTAGTAGATGTTGCTAGCATTAATCCTCTAACAGGTAAGTGGACTTTAAACGGTAATGCTGATGCATTATATAATGTAAACAAAAATTTAATTACACCGGATAGTGGTTTGGCTGCGCAGATATATAAAAATTTAATTTTATATCCAAAAGCAACTTCTCAAATGGCAAAAACAGTACTGGGTCCATTTACTCATATGCGTAATTTTTTAAGTGCTGGAGCTTTTGCAACTGCTAATGGTATTATTCCTTTTCTAGGAGCTAAAGGTGCGGCAAGAGATGCCTTAAGAGCCATACAATTAGGTCCAAGAAGTAAAGAAGGAAACGCATTGTATAAAGAATTATTGGAAAGAGGAGTAGTAAACTCTCAAGCTCAACTATCTGATTTAAAAGAACTATTAAAAGATATAGATTTTGGTGGAACATTTGGTTCAATTAAAGCATTTAATAAATTAGCTAAAGTATTATCTAGAAGTAAAAAATTTGCACAAGATGCCTACACAGCTGAAGATGATTTTTGGAAAATATTTTCTTATCTAAAAGAAAAAGATAGATTATTTAATGCTTATTCAAAAGCATTTGATGGTTCTTCTATTGGTAAAGGTGGCACGTTTGTAAACATGGCGGGTAAAACTGTAAGACTTAATAAAGATACTGTTGCTGAAGAAGCTGCTGAAATTGTTAGAAATAATATTCCAAACTATGCTTATGTTTCTGATTTTGTAAAAGGTTTACGTCAATATCCTATCGGTAATTTTGTATCTTTCCCTGCGGAAATTTTAAGAACAGGAACTAATATTGTTCAAAGAGGATTAGATGAAATATTTTATACAGTTAAACTATCTAATGGGGAAACTGTTAAACCATTAAGAGCAATTGGTTTACAAAGATTAATTGGTATGGGAGTAACAACAAGCGCAGTTCCATATGCAGCGGTGGCCGCAGGTCAAGCACTGTATGATGTTAGCGAAGATGAATTAAAAGCAATGAGAAGATATGTAGCTAGTTGGTCTAAAAATTCTACACTAATTCCCTTAAGAGGAGAAGATGGTAAACTTAAATATATAGATTTTTCACACATGAACGCTTATGACACTTTAACAAGACCTATTCAAACGGTAATCAATGCAGTGCAATTAGGCGAACAAGATAAAAACGGAATTATGGATGACTTTATGAAAGGTTTATTTACTTCAACTAAAGAATTAGCGGAGCCTTTTATTTCGGAATCAATTTGGACGCAAGCTTTAGCAGATGTTTTTGTAAGAGGTGGTAAAACAAGAGATGGTTTTAGAGTGTATAATGAAAATGATACAAAAGGAAATCAATTATATAATAGTTTAGCTCATTTAGGTAAGTCTCAACTTCCTCTTAACTGGAAACAATTAGAAAGATTAAATTTATCTATGAAACCAAAAGATAGTAGTGGAAGATTTGATGAAAGGGGTAGAGATTTTGAATTAGGAAATGAAGTAGCAGGTATGATTGGTGCAAGAGCTATTGAAATAGAACCGGAAAAAGCTATAACATATAAAATAGCAGATTATGCTAGAGGCACAAGAAATTCTAAATCTTTATTTACTAGAGAAGTTTTAAAAGGAGGTATTAAAACTCCAGAACAAATATATGAAGCTTATTTAAATGCTAATAAAGCTTTATTTAAAGTTCAAAAAAATATGGCTGATGATATGAGTGCAGCTAGATTATTGGGAATGACTGAAGATGAAATGGAAACAGAAGTTTTAGATAGAATAGGTGGTGTAAACTATGAAACTTTAACTGAAAATATTTTTAGACCTTTAAATATTACTACAAATACTATTAATTCTTTTCAAGAAATAGCCGATGCATTAGGAATTTCTAATCCATTAGATTCAGTAATAGATTCATTAAGTGAATTACAAGAATTATTGAGTGAGTATTCTTTAACTAATAAAGATTTACCACAATTAAAAAACCCTTTTAATACACCTCCTCTTCCTAATTTGGTAAACAATATAAAAGCTCCTTTCCAACAGTTAGGATTTTTAGGAGAAAATCAAACTAGTGTTGGTAGTACAGGTGTATTACCTTCTTTTGATAAGTTACCTACTAACGAAAAATATAAAACTTTATTCCCTAGAGGCTAAACCTATGGCTATTGAACCCAAAACAACCCGAGAACATATCTTATCCCTTTACGGACACATGACTGGAATCAAAAAAGAAATTGTTAAGAACAAACAAGACCTTAAACATATTCACGAAGATGTCGAGAAAATGGGCGGTAAGATAGATAAGATCTATTGGGTTCTTTTAGTAGCTGCGGGAACAACTACACTCTTCGTGATAGACCTTTTGGTAAGATGAAACTCATATTAATTATTGTATTATCAAGTACTTTATACGAGTTAAAAGAAGTTGAAGTACCTAGTGGACAAACATGTGGTGATGTGTACAATAATGTCGTTGTGTATAAAGAAAATCCCCTTGCGTATCCAGGAAAAGGTCAAGTTTGGGTTAATGGATATTATAAAGGGAAAATTGTAGGAGGATATATTTGTGAAGCTATCTAAAAACTTTTATCTATCCGAGATGACTAAATCGCAGACCGCGGAGCGTATGGGTTTAGATAATAATCCGTCTCAATATGAAACTGAAAATTTACGCCTGTTGTGTGAGAGAGTACTACAACCTATACGGGACCATTTTGATTCTGTGGTTTCTATTTCTAGTGGATTTCGAAATGAAATTTTGAGCGAAAAAATCGGTAGTAGTAGAAAATCCCAGCACTGTTTAGGCCAGGCGGCCGATTTTGAAATATTTGGTATAGAAAATAATAAGGTCAGTGATTGGATCAAAGAGAACCTTATGTTTGACCAATTAATTTTAGAATACTATATTCCAGGACAACCTAACTCTGGGTGGGTCCATGTTTCTTACAATTCTGACATAAATATGAACAGAAAAGAATATTTAATGGCTGTTAAAAAAGACGGTAAAACAGAATATAAACAAATACTTGGTTTATCTACAGATCGTTACGCAAAATAATTTTTAGTGTGGTAGTTGTTGGTTTAACGGTATATGAAAGACCAAGGACGAAGAAAACCGAACCAACTCTGGCATTGCTGCCAAGAACCTACCACTGTCCTTGGAGTACTTTTCTTGTCCTATTCTGTAATATTTTAATGCCATGTAATGGGTTCCTCGTCTCCATCTAAAATTTTATTAGTCTTAACCATAAATTTTATTTCACCACTTTTTAATGAATCTTCACCAAAATCTTCAACTTTATCTCTTATGGCTTGGTTGATTTCTAATATATCATGAAAAGATAATTGTACTATAAATTGTTTTTTCATTTGAGTAACCCATTTATTAGATTTTTTAGTTTTTTTAGTTTTTTTAGTTTTCATTAGATCCATTCTCTCCAATCTTCATCCATAATAGTATTAGCAATATCCATTTTTTTCCGTAGAGCTTTTACTATCTTTTCATCCACAGTTTTTGGTGCTATAAGGTCAATATATGTTACTGATTTATTCTGACCTATTCTATGTGCTCTATCTTCTGATTGTAATCTTTTTTCTAAATCATAACCGTTAGAGTAATAAACCACAGTATTAGCTGCAGTTAACGTAATACCATAACCCGCGGTTTGTGGATTACCTATAAAGAACCTAACTTTAGAATCTGGATCTTGAAACTTTGTAATAGCTTCTTGTCTGTCCGCAGATTTAACAGCACCATAGTATTGAACTACAGAATCATCACCATATTCTTCTTTGATAGTTTTAACTAAATCTTCAATATCATAGATATAATTAGCCCATATAATAACCTTACCTTCTACCTCTTCAAGTAAAGCTAATAGTTCTTTCATTCTATTATTTTTAATTTTAGTTGTAGTGCCATCATCATTCTTTAAATGACCACAAGTAATTTGATGTAATCTCATCATTTGTGTAAGAACATGAGGTGCGGTAGCCATTTTGCCTTTTAGTAGAGCGAGGGCCGCGGATTTCATGGTAGCGTAGGCCTTACTTTGTTCTTCAGTAAGTTCTATTTCACGTCTAGTATATATTTTAGGAGGTAAATCTAAACAATCTTCTTTCAACACCCTATACGAAAACTTTTTTATAGTATCTGAAAGTTCATCTAATCTTTGATAACTAGAAATAAGTTGTACTCTACGTCCACCAAAATTTCTTTCAACCATATGAGCATATCTATTTCTAAACGCATAAAAAGAACTGAAACCTAATAAAAATTCATTTAAAAAATTACATTGAGTATATAAGTCAAGAGGACTTTTTGTCACAGGTGAACCTGTAAGTATTCTTCTATATTCAGCCTGCTTTCCAAGTTGTAAGATAGATTTAGTACGTTTAGCAGTAGGATTTTTAATAGTAGTAGACTCATCTACAGCAAGCATTGTTTTATGACAACTCATAAATTTACCTGCAAAATCTAAACCTTTTTTAGTACTTAACGCTTCAACATTCATAATTAGGATGTGTAGATCATGTCCTGTTTCAAATAATGATTGATACTCTTTATCCTTTGTTTTTGAAGTTGAAGCAGTCCATAGTACCATTGTAGGGTGTATGTGACTAACTAAATGTGTAGGTATTTCTTGAGAAAACCAATTGTTATATACACCCTTTGGTGCTATAATAAGTGCGCCATTAATTCTGCCTTTATCATAAAGCATAGCCATATTATCAACTAATACTTTAGATTTTCCAGTTCCCATTTCCATGAAATAACCATACTCTGTTTTATCCCACGATTTTTCTAACGCAGTAATTTGATGTGCGTAAGGTTTTGTTTTAAATTTATAATTCATAATTTATTTCTTCTTTCTAGTTGACAAGTATATAAATCAATGTATAACAGCTGTCAAGACAAAAGAAATTAGAATTATTAGAATGAAAAATAAAATATTTGAATTATATAAACCAGATTCTTTAAGAGAATTTTTAGACTTTTATAAAAATAATCCAGAAGAGAAATTTGTTTATGTTGCACAACAACCTCAAGCAAATATAAATATATCAAGTGCATCTGATTTTGGTTATCTAATTATTTGTTTACCTAACACTGGACCAGAGTCTCAAGCAATTTATTCTACTTCTCCGTTTGTGAGAAAAATGAAAAAGAATTTACAAAATTTTAGACAACAAGATTATTTATTAGCTATTGGAGATCCTATAATAATTGGTATTTGCAATATTGCTATAAGTGATGTAACCAATGGAAAGTTTAATGTATTAAAATGGGATAGAAGAGAGTATAGATACTACCCATTAGAATTAGACTTTTATAACTAGAAAGAAGAAATAATATGAGCCATAAAGTAAAACCTGAAGATAAGTTAAAAAAAGAAAATAAGTTAAAAAAAGAAATAAGAGACCTAAAAAAAGAGGCCAAACCTTTTCTTGCTTATAAAAGATTAATCTTAACTGCTGCTAAATCAGAATATGACCCCAAAGATGTTGTAGAGGGTATAAAGTTTGCAGCAAAGCAAATTGAGAAAAAGAATTGGCTAATGGCTGATAAGGTGGGAGGAACTTCTGGCGATTTAATGGTTAGAGATGTGTGCCCAAAATGTGAAATAAATTTAGTGGGAAAAGATCTTCAACCAAGAGAGTTTACACTTCCTTGCTTAATTAAAGGCTGCTCATTTAATGAAAAACCCAATCAACTGAAGGAGAAAACAATATGAGTAATGAAATAACAAATATGATGTTAAAAGATTCTAAAGATCTTTTAGATGATGTAGAAATAAATGACATAGCATCTGAATGTGTAAAGCTAAAACAAAAAGAAGATGAAATAGCTTCACTTGAAGAGCAGTTAAAATTAAAAAAAGCAGAGGCAGATGATATTGGTTCTAGAGTAATTCCAGAACTATTAGCTGAACAAGGTTTAAGTGAAATTAAACTTGCAGATGGATCTAAAGTTTCTGTTAAAAAAGAATTTAGAGCAACCGTCCCTAAAGATGATGTGAGGAGACAAGGTTGTTTACAATGGCTTCGTGACCAGGGTTTAGGAGATATTATTAAAAATAATGTTTTTGTAAGCTTTGGCAGTGGAGAAGACACCAAGGCGGAGCAGTTGCTCAACCTTGCAGCAGAAAATGGTTTTAATCCACAACAGGTATCTGATGTGCATTGGGCTACACTTTCTGCTCTATATCAGGAGCGTGTTCAGTCCGGGCTGGACATGCCTTCTGAAAACTTTAGTCTTTGGATTAAAGCTAAAACTAAAATAACTCGGAAATAACCAATAAAGGATAAAAAATAATGAGCAAAGAAGTAATAAGCAAAGAAGCAGGATCAGTAGCCTTATTTGGCAATGATCTGGAACAAGGTTTTGAAAATGTAACGCAGGAAGATACTTCGTTACCTTATGTTAGAATCTTGGGACAGTTGTCCGCTGAAGTAAATGAAAGTGATGGTAAATACATAGAAGGTGCCAAACCTGGTATGATTTATAATAATATTACCAATGAAATATTTGATGGTAAAAAAGGAATTAAAGTAGTTTCTTGTTATTATAAAAGAGATTTTCCAGAAAAATCGGATAGAGGAGACGGACTACCTATGACTATAGCAGTTCATTTACCTAATAGTCCAATTATTCAAACTGGTAAAAGAGAAGGTTCTAAAATTAGATTACCTAACGGTAACTATTTAGAAGAAACCGCTTATTACTATGTTTTAATGGATACTAAAACAAGTGGAATGACACCTGCATTAATTACTATGAAATCTTCACAACTAGGGGTCAGTAAAAAATGGCTTGCTATGATGAAGTTAATACAAATTAGTAATGGTAAAGGTGGGTTTGCAAGACCTCCTATGCAAGGGGTTGTGTATAATCTGGCTTCAACACTACAGAAGAATGATAAAGGTTCTTGGTATGGTTGGTCTGTTACACAGGATAGAATTATGGGACAAGAGGATCAACCTCTGTACCTAATGGCTAAAGAACTTCACGCAAGTGTAGCTAAAGGCGATGTGCAAACAAAAGCAGATGAAGAAGAGAAACCTAAAGATAGTACTCCGTACTAAATTTAAATTAAGGGGATCGCAAGATCCCCTTTACAAAGAATGAAGAAAGTTATATATGGATAAGTTCAAACAAATTTTTAGCGGATTAACAATAGCATATGGACAATATCAACCCGGTGACAGAGGAGAGAATGGTACTAAACAAAAAGGTAAAGCCTTTATTGTTCGTAAACCCGTTACCGACGATCTCTGGACCAATCATCTTGAAGGAAAAGGACCAGCCCTTGGGATTATCCCTATCACAGAAAATAATGATTGCAGGTGGGGTTGCATTGATATTGACGAATATGACCTTGATCACGTTAGCCTCATTAAAAGTATTCGGAGTCTTAAACTCCCTGTAATAGTCTGCCGATCTAAATCAGGTGGAGCACACGTCTTTTTATTTACCAAAGAAAATATTCCTGCATCATTGATGCAGTCAAAATTAAAACAAATGGCACTCGTACTGGGTTACGAGGGTTCAGAAATATTTCCAAAACAAACAGAAATTTTAGTGGAACGTGGTGACACTGGAAACTTTTTAAACTTACCTTACCACAATCAAATGAAAGGACTACGTTATGCTATCAACGATACTGGCGCCGGTTGTACACTTGAGGAATTTTATCAGCTCTATGATGTTTACGCTCGCACGAGGAAAGAAGTTGAAGAAATTAAAACGGAAGAAACGAAAATAGAAGAAGCGTTTCCAGGAGGACCCCCTTGCTTAAATAAATTGGCAGCGATAGGTTTTGGTGAGGGGTCTAGAAATAATGCATTATTTAATGTAGCAGTTTATTATAAACAATCTAATCCAGATACTTGGGAAGATGAAATTGTAAAAGCTAATTCTAAATACATGGAACCCCCTTTAAGTAATAATGAAGTTCAACAATTAATTAAATCAGTTAATAGAAAAGGTTATGACAAGTACAGATGTAAAGATGCACCTATTAATTCTGTGTGTCAAGCAGGTTTATGTAGAACAAAAAGATTTGGTGTAGGTTTTGGTGAAGAAGAAATGCCGGTACTTGGAAGCTTAACTAAATACACATCAACACCACCACAATGGTTTTTAAATGTGGATAAGACTAGAGTGGAATTAAAAACAGAACAATTATATAGCCCACCTTTATTTGCCCTGGCATGTTTGGACCAAGCTAATTTAATAGTTCCAGTTCCTAAACCTAAAGATTGGAAGCAACATTTTTTAAAACCAATGATGACTAATTTACAAGAAGTAGAACCTTTAGCTTCTTTAAATCCAATGAATGAAATTACAGGGTTGTTGCAAGATTGGACTACTAATAGACAGAGTGCAAGAACTATGGATGATATTTTTAATAAACTTCCTTTTACAGAAGATGGTTTTACTTATTTTAGAATGGAAGATTTTTATGCATTCTTAAAAAAGAATAACTGGGATATGGATAAAGTTAAAACAGGAAACTTAATTAAAAGATTGGATGATATTTTTATTGAGGAAACCAGACTACGTGTAAAACAACAACAACCTAGGGTTGTTAAGATTAAAACCATGAAGAAATTAGAAGCATCAGTTTCTAAAGTAGAATACCAACAGGATGATTTTTAATGAGGGAAAGAGAATTTTATATGGATTTAATAACTATAACATTTTGGACTGCTTTATATATTTGGAGTACATTTTTATGAAATACGGATTAACTGAAAAACAATTAAAACTATTTAATTTTATTAAAGAGTATATCAATGAAAATAATATACCACCCTCTTATGATGAGATGACGGCAGCATTAGGTTTAGTCTCTAAATGTGGTATAGCAACAAAAATAGTACAACTACAAGAAAGAGGATGGATAACAAAGCTACCAGGTAAAAGTAGAAGCATACAAATAATAAAAATATGAAAACAATAATATTAGGACCACCAGGAACAGGGAAGACAACAACATTATTAGATTTAGTTGATGAATTTATACAACAAGGAATTAGACCTAAACAAATAGGTTACTTTTCTTTTACTAAAAAAGCTGCAACAGAAGCTGCAACAAGGGCCGCTGAAAAGTTTGGTTTAGATATAGATAATGATTTATCAAATTTTAGAACTCTACACTCATTAGCTTTTAGAAATTTAGGTATGACTAAAGAGAGAATGATGAAGATAGAGGACTATAAGGAATTTGGTCAGAAATGTGGCATTCCTATTAAGACGGCTAGGTACTCTATAGAAGATGGTACCTTTAATTCGGATAATGAATATCTTACAATAATAAATACAGCTAGAGTTAAGAGAGTTGACTTAATGGAATACTACGATTCAAGACAAAATATATTAGATATAGAGAGAAGTACTTTATTTTTATTAGCAGAAGAGTTGGAAAGATTTAAAAAAGAAAAGAACTTAAAAGATTTTACAGATCTATTAGAAGACTTTATAAAAAAAGATATACCTAGTAGTTTTGAAGTATTGTTTATAGATGAAGCACAAGATCTATCTTTATTACAATGGGAAATGGTTAGACATCTTTGGAAATATGCAAAGAAAACTTATATAGCAGGTGATGATGATCAAGCAATATTTAAATGGGCCGGAGCGGATGTAGATCACTTCATAGCGTTAAAAGAAGAAGTAAATAATATTGAAGTATTACAACAGTCCTATCGTATTCCAGGTGGACCTATTCATGAATTATCTCAAAAAATAATAAACAAAGTACAAAATAGATTTGAGAAAGAATATAAGCCTAGAGATGAAATAGGATTATTAAAAAGATATTCTGATATAACACAGGTAGATATGAGTAAAGGTAATTGGTTAGTATTATCTTCTGCAAACTATTTTCTAGATGATGCCAAAGATTTATGTGAAATACAAGGATGGTATTATCAATATAAAGGAATTAATTCTGTACCTTTAAAACTATTACTTGCGTTAAATAATTGGGAATCATGGCGTAAAGGAGAGTTTTTAAATCATTTAGAGATTAAAAATATTTATCAGTATTTAGGGTCTAATGTAAGTGTTGGGTATCAAAAGGGTAAAACTTTGCATTCGGACGCGAAGTATACATTAAAAGAATGTCAAGAGCAACATGGATTAACAATATCTGAAGTATGGTATAAATCATTTAATGGTTTAGATCCTATGACGGAAACTTATATTCGTAATATGAGGGCGAATGGTGAGATGATTAATAAAAATCCTCGTATAACAATGTCAACTATACACGCAGCGAAAGGAGGAGAAGCCGACAACGTTTTACTATTACAGGACCTTACAGGTGCAGCACTAGAAACTTTTAGTTATGATCCAGATGAATTACATAGATTATTTTACACTGGCGCAACGAGAGCGAAGCGTGAATTGCATTTACTAGATCCTAAAAACTTTGATCGGGCTTATATAATTTAACTATGGAAGATGAACCAGATTATATTGAAGATTTAGTTTTGATAACTTTTTTTTCAATTTTAGCATACATAATAACAAAAGGATTAATATGAACTGTTGGCACTGTAACACTAAATTAATATGGGGTGGTGACCATGATGTAGAAGAAGAAAATGATACTTATAGTATAGTGACAAATTTATCTTGTCCAGAGTGTCATAGTTTTGTTGAAGTATATTACCCAAGTGAAGCAACATTAAAAGACTATAAACAACATGAAAAGAAAAGGAAAAAAAATGAAAAGTGAATATAAAAAGTTAAAAGAAAAAGGAATTGTTAATGATAAAGTTAAACTTGGGGATTTAGATCCTTTGTTAAAACAAGTAGGTGGAAATCATTATATGTATTTTGCTATACAACCTGCAGAATTTATTAATGAAAATAAGTTGCTTTTTGCAGAAGGCAACGCTATAAAGTATATATGTAGGCACTCCGAGAAGGGTGGCATACAAGATATAGATAAAGCAATACATTATCTAGAAATGGTGAAAGAGAGAGATTACACATGAGAAATACACAAATGCCGTTATTTGCACCCGAGACGGAATGGGTTGCACCTGATGAACTAAAAGATTTATCGGGATACAAAGAAGTTGCTATAGATTTAGAAACCTGTGATCCTCATTTAATGACCCTTGGGTCAGGTAATGTTACTGGAAAAGGACACATTGCTGGCGTTGCGGTGGCCGTAGATGGGTGGAAAGGTTATTATCCGATTGGACACGAGGGTGGTGGTAATATGGATAGAAAACTCGTATTACAATGGGTTCAGGATTTAGTTAATCAAGAGAAAACTACCTTTATATTTCACAATGCAATGTATGATGTTTGTTGGCTTCGATCTGCAGGTATTAAAATTAGAGGACACATTGTTGACACAATGATTGCGGCTTCTTTAATTGATGAGAATAGAATGTCTTATACACTAAATACTTTAGCTAAATTTTATGTTGGTATTGGTAAAGATGAAAAAGTATTACAAGAAGCAGCTAAAAGTTATTCAGTAAACGCTAAAGCAGAAATGTATAAACTTCCTGCAATGTATGTAGGTGAATATGCTGAACGAGACGCTGAAGCAACTTTAAAGTTATGGCAACGATTGAATGTAGAACTTCATAACCAAGAATTGATGGACGTTTTTAATTTAGAAACTAAATTATTTCCTTGTCTAGTTGATATGAGATTCAAAGGTGTAAGAGTTGATCTTGAACATGCGGCTAATTTAAAGAAAAATTTAATAGTAAGAGAGAACAAAATACTTAATAAAATCAAGGAGTTAACAGGTATTAATGTAGAAATACACGCAGCAAGAAGTATCGCTACAGCTTTTGATAAATTAAAACTTCCTTATGATAGAACTGAAAAAAGTAATGAACCTAGTTTTACTAAAAACTTTTTACAGAATCATCCCCATGAATTAGCAAGATCTATTGCAGATGCTAGAGAGATTAATAAAGCACATACAACTTTTATTGATTCGATTACCAAGCATGCTCATAATGGTAGAATTCATGCAGACATAAATCAAATAAGATCAGATCAAGGTGGAACAGTTACAGGTAGATTCTCTATGAGTAATCCTAACCTACAACAGATTCCGGCAAGACATCCGGAACTTGGACCAATGATTAGATCTATTTTTATTCCGGAAGAAAAAACTAGTTGGGGATCATTTGACTACTCACAACAAGAACCTAGAATTTTAGTACACTATGCAAAACTTCAAAACTTGGAAGGTGTTGATGAAATTGTTAATGCATACAATGAAGGTGATGCGGATTTCCACCAGGTAGTAGCGGATATGGCAGGTATTGAACGTAAGCAAGCCAAAACTATTAACCTTGGATTGATGTATGGAATGGGAAAAAATAAATTAATGTCGGAACTGGGTTTACAAAAAGAATCAGCTGAAAAATTGATTAGACAATATCACACTAAAGCTCCTTTTGTTAAGAAGCTTATGAATAATGTAACTAGAAAAGCAAATGATTATGGTAAAATTAGAACTCTAGGTGGACGTGCATGTCATTTTGACCTATGGCAACCTACACAGTTTGGTATTTTTAAACCATTACCTCTTGAGATGGCTAGAAAAGAATATGATGAACCTTTAAAACGTGCATTTACTTACAAAGCTTTGAACAAATTAATTCAAGGTAGTGCAGCAGATATGACAAAGAAATCTATGGTAGCTTTATATGAAGCAGGAATCATACCTCATATTCAAATTCATGATGAAGTAGATATATCTGTAGAATCTGATGCTCAAGCAGAAAAAATTATTGAGATTATGGAATCTGCTGTAGAATTGAAAGTTCCTAACAAAGTTGACTATGAATCTGGCGCTAATTGGGGCGAAATAAAATAAAATAATTCTTTCATATGGGAAAGATCTTTGATAAAATACGATACTTCATCATAGATACATTGATGCAGTTGTGCTTATTATTGTTATTTGTCACGACTTTTATAACTATATACATAATAACTGGATGCCTAATTATTAGGGATAAACTCTATGGATTTAAAGAAAAACAAAAATGAATGTAAAAAATGCGGTCATGAATGTCATTGCCTGGATGACCTCCACACAGATGTGTACGGTATATGTCCTTGTGATACTTGTAAGTGTGATGACCCTAAAAATTCTGGAGAGGAATGTTTGTCATGTCAATAAAGGAGAGCGCCAGGATGGATTACAGATTTACAGCATTATTAGTTGTGTTGATGGTGGCACTGGCTCTATTAGGTGGACCGGCAGAGTATAATACACCGTGAAATTTACTTTAGTAATATTTCTGTGTTCTTTTATAGATAGTCAATGTTTACCCCCCGCAGAAATTAAACAACCTTATAATTCTTGGAAAGAATGTACACTTGCTGCATATGAATTATCTAAAGAAATAATACTTGCACAAGAAGAGAAGTTTGTTAATAAAAATAAATTATCCACTAAATTTACATGTACAGAGGTGAATGAGACTTAAATGATTGATAGATTCTGTTATAATTTTTTTGCTAAAATGGATGATATTTGTGAGTGGATCGCGGATCGTTTTAAAAGGAAAAAAAATGACAAGAAAAACTAACACAATATTAATAGGATTACTAGGTACAATTTTAATGGGATTGGCTTCGTGGGTAGTGATCACACTCGTAGAAGTTCAAGTTTTAGTGATGATGATCCAGCAAGAACTGATGGACCTTGACAAAGTCATTGGAAGAATATATTCTCATATGGATCGATTATCACAGAGATGAAAAAGAAAACATTTAAATTTAGTACAGAAGTTGTTAAAGGACAATGTCCTACATGCAAGGAACATACAAAGTTAATATGTATTGAAAAAACTTATTTTAGATGCATTGATTGCGGTTCGGATTTAGAACAAAAAGTTAATGGTAAAATTAGTTACATCCCTATAATTAATAGTTCTCCTAAAGGAGATTATTATCTTCATGATTGGGAAGACTAATGGCTAAACAAAATTTCTCTCATTTTATACCACGTGATAGACCTACTAAAAGAGGTCCTGGTCAACATAAAAAATCTCAATCAAAACACGAACGTCGTCAAAAATCTCAAAAACGTTATTTAGGTCAAGGTCGGTAGTTTAGAAAGATTCTAATCTTGCTTACCGTGGCAAAAAGCCACGGCAAACAAAAGGTGTGAGAAGAGATCCCTAATATATATTAAAATTATTTATTTGACAAGCACTTTTATATTGATATAACTTCCCATATATAAAATAGATTAATTAAAAGAAAGGAAGATAAAAACATGGCGAATCCACTTAAGTTTAAATCAGTTAGTGTTCCAATAGATACTTACAAAAAGCTACATTTTTTAGCTGCTAATAAGGTTACCGACGCACACCTTACTATAAGTAAAACAATTGAAATATTAGCTACCGAACGAACTAAAAAGCTAGGATATAAAAATGGCTCAAGAAAATAGTTATCGTAAAGTTATCTGTAGTGAGTGTAAAGGCAATGGTTATGTAAGATCTCTATTTGAGGAAGGTAGAGAGGAACTTATAAGCGATTGCAAACACTGCAACAATCAAGGTGAAATAACAATAAAGGAGAGAATCAATGACTGAATTAAAAGAAGAACACTTCGAAGTAATAGATGCTAATAGGGCAAAGGACCATGAGAAGAAAAACTATAAACCATTAAGTTATGATTTATTTATTGAGGAAAGTTTAATTGAAGGCCAGGGTTTATTTTCATCTATAGACATACCTAAAGGAACTGATCTAGGGGTTTCTCATATTGAACTTGAGAAAGATAAGATGTCTCCTAAAGAATTAATCAGAACTCCACTTGGAGGATTTATTAATCATGAGCCAACTGTTAAAGAATTACAAAATGATAAGTTGGTTGAAATCTCTGGTCCTAATTGTGAGAAGATTAAACAACGTCCTGATGGCGCTAAAACCGAATGGAATTTAGTTACACTTAAAGATATTAAAATGGGGGATGAACTTACTTTAGAGTATAGTTTTTATAAATTATAAATGACAGATGATCGCGGACCGTTGGATCTTGAACGACAGATAGAAGAATTATCTATAAGATTAAAATATGTAGAAAAAGATAATTGGACTCTTTCTAAAGAAATAGATCGACTAAATGAGTATGTACAAATAATGGAGTTAGAACAAAAAAGAAAGGAGAAATAAAAATGAGTGATTATAGAGTAAGAATATCAATAAGAAATGAGAGATTATTATCAGCTATTGAGGGGGCAGGCTATCCTTCTGCACGACAATGTTCAATTGTTAATGGTTATCCTTCAATTAAAATAGGACAATTAGTTAGTGGTTCGAGGAAACCTTTAGATACTAAAACAGGTAAGCCCACTAAATTTTGTAAAGAAGTTTTAAAAATCCTAGGTAAAAATATAGAGGATTGTTTTACGGAAAGACAACTTAAAGGATTTAAAAAAAGTAGTTATCAAATTAAAGTAGATGAAAAAGAACTTAAACAATTAGTTAGCTACCATAAAAATGAAGGGGATACTCTTCTTGAAGCTGATTTAGATAGAAAGATTACACAAGTTTTATCTATTCGACTAACTCCTAGAGAAGAAAAAGTAATCAGAATGCATTATGGGTTAGGGATAGACAAACCACATGATATAATTGAGATAGCCGATTATTTTGGTGTAACTAGATCAAGATTGGATCAAATACTAAAAAAAGCTATTATAAAATTACAACATCCTGTTACGAAAGGTCTTTTATTGAGTACTGGATTCTATGACAAATTTACTAAAGTAGATGTAGATCCATCAGAGATGGGTGAGGCAGAAGAATATTTACAGCGAGAAAGAATAATAACAACACAAAAAAGGCTACACAATGAAATATAATAAACTAATTGAGTTTTGCGAAGAACATAATTTAAGAGAATCAGATGTTATTGATTGTGTTAAAAAATACATTAAGACAGGTACAAGAACACAGTTTTTATTAGATAGATTTGATCTTTATGCAAAAGAAAGGATTAAACAAAAACAAACAGACTTTCATCATGTTTGGGGTTCAAAAATTGAGGCAGCTAGACAAGTTGTTAAGTCTAATACTTATGAAATTATTTATAAAAAATATGCAATAAATAATAAAAGTAATTGCGTATTTTTATTAAACAAACTTATTGCAGATAATAGACAAGATGAAAGATTATTACAGGCTTTTAAAAATAATGGAGAAAAGGAGATAATATGAAACACAATAATTGTTACGTCTATCCAAGAACAATTCGAGAAGCAATTAACGGCGAACGTCATTATGTTGCGGGTCAAGAAAAGTTACCAAGTGTTACAACTATATTGTCTGGAACTCAAGATCCAGATAAAGCCTCTGGTTTGCTGGCTTGGAGAAATAAGATAGGAGAGGCCAATGCTGTGAAAATAGTTGATGAGGCGGCTGCCAGGGGCACTGCTATGCATAAAATACTAGAACGTTATGTTGATGAGTCTGGTTATTTAGATATGACTAAAGTGGGCCTTAATGCACATAATATGGCTATTAGAATTATAGAACAAGGTCTATGTAATATTTCAGAATATTATGGAATAGAATGTACTTTACACTACCCTGGGTTGTATGCCGGACAGACTGATATGGTTGGAGTACATAAGGGCCAAGATGCAATTATAGATTTTAAACAAACTAATAAGCCGAAGAAAGAAGAGTGGATAACAGATTATAAATTGCAGTTAGTGGCATATGCACTTGCACATAATTATATGCACAAAACTTCCATACAAAAAGGTGTGATTATGATGTGTTCTAAAGATAATTATTACCAGGAATTTATTATAGAGGGTGAAGAGTTTAAAAAATACACATACAAATGGTTAGGAAAAGTAAGTGATTACTATGCAAAACGAAAAGAACTTGACAATCATGGCTCATGATTTATAATGGCCTATGATTTATAAAAGAATAGTTCCTTATTATGGATACTATAGAGATAAAATTACTGTATCCTTAAAAGAGGATCCTGTTGAATGGAAAAGACAATGGACTTTTTTTAATAAAGAAAGAAAAAAAGCGTTAGATTTTAAAAATAAAGATCATATAAATAAACTGCGACGTGAAAGACGTAAAACACCCAAAGGTGCAAAACTGTTATTTGAAGAAAATAAAAGATACAGAAAAAAACACAGGAAAAAGTTAACTGAAAAATATTTAGAGAGAAGAAGAAATGATCCATCATTTAAAATTCTAACTATTTTAAGAGGGAGAATTAAAGATGTTTTAAAAGGACATAGTAAATCAGATTCTACGATTAATATATTAGGTTGTACAATAGAAGAACTATGGAAACATTTAGAATCTAAATTTAAAACCGGTATGACTAGAGAAAATCATGGTGAGTGGCACGTTGATCATATCAAACCCTGCGCTTCATTTGATTTAACAGATCCAGGACAACAAGTGATATGTTTTCATTATAGTAATTTACAACCGTTATGGGCGATAGATAATATGAGGAAAGGAAAGAAGTATGAAAAACGAAAAGAACATGCAATTACAAATGAAAAAACTTAACAGTTTAGCAAATGCGCTTAACAAGGCAGAGAATAAAGACATGAAATTAATTTGGACTAAACAATGGAACAGATTAGTAAAACAATATGCAACGGAGATTACAGATGACCAGTAATAATTTAGATAAAGAAACACAAATTATAAATGGTAAAGGCGCACAGCAAAAAGGAGATTGGTGTGAATTAGTTGCTGCAGCTCATTTTAGAAAAAATAATTATCATGTATTTTATAAGATGAGCGGACCTATTGATTTAGTATTGGTTCACCAGGAAACGGGGGAGACCAGATATATTGATGTAAAATATAAAAATACTCGTAAGAATACAAAAAATATGGGTAAAAAAATAAATAGAACTGTGAAAAGTCCCTTAAAAAATTTTATAAAAATAGAAATTATTTATGTGGGAGACGATGGTATTCCAGAAGCCTCTTATTCCAAAGGAATTAAACAATGGCATAAGGAATTTGAGTTAGAAAGAGGTGCAAATGGTTATTATACCGGTAATATTAAAAAAAGGAGATAGATGATGAGAGTAAGAGATCTGCAACAATACTTAAATAAATTTACATTGGGTCAAAAAGGTACTGCGGTATCGGATTGTCCTATATTTATTGAAACCAAAGACGGAAATTTGGAAGAGATAAGAAAAATTGAGATCCAAGAAAATTTAATAATAGGTCACCACCAATCCGGTCGAATGGTTTTAAAAACCGGGGATGTTGGAAGAATTAAATCATTGACCTTTAAACAGAGTTAAGAAGTTCTGCCAGAACATGGGGCTGAAGCGAGAGTGGAAGCCCCATTAAAAAACATAAAGGATAAAATGATAAAAGTACAAGTTACGGATGAGTTAGAAGAATATGCAAAAAAAATTACAGCTTCAAAAAATTTTGGGATGAGAGCCGCCGGTTTTAATGGTAATACACAAAAGCAAACCACGGGCATCATGGGAGAATTAGCGGTTTATAAATTATTAGATAAACCTTTCCCAACTTACGAAGAATTTAGTTTTGGAGATATAGAAATTAACGGTAAACAAGTAGATATAAAAACTAGAAGGTCCTCTAATTCTTATATGAGACCCGGTTGGCCCCATAATCTTGTTAAACATCAACTAACACATCTAGTAGAGGTTGTATTATTTCTTAACTATAACGCCGGTCAGCGAACCATGGAGATTGATGGTTGGTTAACTAAAGAAGCTATTATAAAAAATTTAGACTTATGGTCTAAAGCTAAAGGACAATCTTCAATCCGAGATGATGGGACGCGCCTAAAGATGTTAACGAACAATATTGAAGTTCCAACGGAAGCGGTTAACAAACTAAATAGCGTTGAGGAACTACAAAATATCTAATATACAATTAGTGTGACTAATTTATCACAGAGTGTGATAAAATTGTCACAAATAGTTAATCTCGGACAGCGGATCAAATATTATGGACTATTGACCGCGGACCGTGGATCGTTTTACGCCAAAAAACGGCAATTGTTCCACTATAAGAGAAATGTTGGGGGCATTGTTTTTTTTTTCTATCGTGAATTAGTAGGTGGCACAGTGGCACAAAGGCTAAATTTAGCTTATTAGTGTTGGTACTGTTGACGAATAGGTGTGCCATTGGTCTGTTTTATGGTGGCACATCATGGCACACTTGACAGTATACTTGAATAGTAGACGATTTAGTGGTGGCACAGTACTAAAAGAGGGGTAAGGGTATGCAAATAGTGCATAGATAGTAAAGTAATATATGGAATTAGTGTTGATTATATTGACTTTTTGCTGTTTTGAGAAACCCAATAGCCAAAAAATAATTTTATTTTCAAAAAAAAAATAATTGCTCCAAAATCTCCCTTATAGTATAAGTAGATATGCCAAAAAAAAGAGTTAAAAATAGAAAAACTATTCCTTTGAATACAAAATCTCTGGGCGATGATATATCTGCCTATCCATTTGTGGAGATTCAATGGTTAGACATCGAGGGTGATGCGGGGTGGAGTAGTACAAAAGATTTAAAAAAAGAAAAATTACCCATCTGTGTTTCTAAAGGTTATCTATTAAGTCAAAGCAAAGGTATTACTAGAATATTTACTGATTATATTTTAAATAAAGATAAACCTACATTTGACACTATAGGTAATACTTGTATAATTCCGACAGCAGTTATACAATCAATTAAAAAATTACATTAATGAATTACTTAATTAAAATAAAAGACATAGCAGAAAACTTTTGCATCGAGCATCCATTAATGGTTGCTTTTGGTGTAGGATTTATTCTAGGTGGTTTAATTATTTCATGACAAAAAAAACTGGACTATATGCAAACATCCATGCCAAGCGTGCTAGGATTGCAGCAGGCTCTAATGAAAAAATGAGAAAACCTGGAGCTAAAGGTGCACCAACTGCTAAACAATTTAAAAAAGCGGCAAAGACTGCTAAAGCGTAATGCCATTCAAATCAGATAAACAAAGAAAATATCTATATGCTAAAAAACCTAATGTTGCAGAAAAATTTTCAAAAGATTCAAAAAGAAAAGGTGGATCTATTAAAAAGAAAACTCACAAAATGCCCGACGGTACAATAATGAAAGGGGCAAAACATCCGAAATGACAAAAAATCCAACACTAACGAAGAATATGCTAAATGTTAAATGGAACGAAATACCTCCGGTTAAAGGCCCAGATTCACAAGGAATTAAAACAGCTATCGAAAAACCAAGAAAATATAAGACAATTCTTACAGTTTCAAAACCGAAGACTT